CGGGAGAGCTACGGCATAGGCGCGCTGTTTGAGGTCCTGCGGTACGAGCACGCGCTGGCAACGAGGTCCGACGACGGCCTGAAACTCAACAACAACCACCGAGCCCTGTACGCCAGGAAGATTGGCCGGGAAGTTCCCGAGCTGCAGGACTTTTTCAGGTACCGGGAGCGCAAGGCCCGGTACGTGGCGGGCCAAGTCGTGGGCGCTGGTGACCCATTCTCGACGGCGGTGAACGCCTGGGACGAGCTGATATGACGATGCGACTTGAGACGCGGCTGCTGGTGGACCTCGCCGGGTCGCTGGCAGGGGACTACCCCCAGGGCGTCAAATGCGAGACCCTGGCGAAGCGGATGGCGATCCGGCACGACCACTGCGGCAAGATCCTGCACTTGGCGCGCAAGGCCGGCCTGATCGACATCTCGGGCAGCGGCGTGGCGGCGCGGTGGGGCACCCCGTCGATCGTGGCCGAGCTCAACACCGCCTACTGGACCCGCAACCGGCTGCGGGGCAAGAAGGCGCGCGAGGCCAAGGTGGCACGCGAGCAGGCCCGGCTCGACGCGGCAGAGCTGGCGCCCAGGCGCAAGGCCCCGCTGTTCACGGTGCGCGCGCCCAACAGCGTCTGGCAGCTCGGTGAGTTCATGGACCTGCCACCGATCGAGGTCCAACGCGAAAAGAAGTTGCACAGGGCTCAAACTTCAAGTTAGAATCTCTACTTCAGCAACGCAACGGAGAGCAGCATGGCATACGTTCAATACGACGACGAGAAAGAAAGCTTCGAGATGTACCGCACCAGCGACGACGCCAAGATCTTTGCCCCGGAGTACCGGGCGGCGATCGAGAAAGCCAGGACCGCCCTGGCATCGTTCCTCGAATGCGCCTGGGAGTACAGCGACGAGCTGGCCGACGAGGGCCTGCTGGTCACGCGCTTCGACGAGATTGCGGAGACCATCGCCAAGGTGACGGGCCTGGAGACGTATCTGGTGGGCGAGTGCCTGACCGTTGGCGCCACGATCGTCGGCGACATCGAGGAATACGAAGACGACATCCACGACCTGCTGGTCCGCTACTTCCTGGAGGATTGAAATGAAATACCTTACCCACACCGAGAACGAGCTCGCCGCCTACGTGGCGGGCGACACCCTGGCAACCGGCCTGCACGCCGCCCTGGCGGACCAGGAGGCCGAGCTCGACCGCATGCGCTACCTGCTCAAGGAGGCGGTGGACACGCTGCGCTACATCAGCACGCAGCGCAAGCACTTTGAATCGATCGGCGTCTCTGGCGAGAAGATCACCCGCTTGGACGCCCTTAACCTCGCAAGCCGGCTTGAAGGTGCGGCGGACACGTGGCTGGAGGACAACGCGGTCGAGGCCGACAACCTGACCGGGTCCTGAAAATAGTTGAAGAAAAGTCCCCACGGGGCTCAAACTTGAAGTTACAATCTCTACTTCAGCAACCCGCCCCCAAGGACACGATCATGAACTACTTCCACCTGAACAGCCGCCTCGAAGTCACCGCCATCCAGGGCAGCCTGCCCGCAGAGCACCGTGGCGTGGGCACGCGCTGGTTCTCGATCGGCGACGGCGGCTGGGCTAACAGGAACGACTTCGACAGCCTCATGCTGGCGCAGGTCGTGGCCGACGCCGCGTCGGTGTTCAGCGGCGAGGCGTACGTCGCCACCGACGCCGGCGACCAGTGCAGCCCGCGCTACGACGTCATCCGCGCCCCAGCGATTGGTGACGAGGTCAGCTACGGGTTCAACGGCGACTGCTACCCCTGCGGCACGGTCGCGAAGATCAGCAAGAGCCTGCGCAGGGTTGAGACCGACGGAGGGAAGGTTTTCTACCGCAAGCAGGAAACAGGGCGTTGGTTGCAGGGCGGCTGGGCGCTGGTGAACGGCCACCACTACACGCAGAACCCACACTTCTGACGCGGACACCCGGAGCCTCAAACTCCGGGTTACAATATCAACTTCAGCAACGGAGAGACGACATGACACAAGCCGAATTCAACGCCCTGGTCAACCAGGACATAGCGGCCCGCGTGGCCGCCGCCCAGGCCCGCTACGAGGCCGAGCTGGACAACGAGTACTTCGAGGCCGGCATGACGCCCGGCGAGCAGGCGTACTGGGACGCTGTTGAGGGGGCAGCGCAATGACTGACTTTCAGTTCAACGAGATAGTGGCAGGGTTGTTTGCTGGTTTTGACCAAGAAACCAATGACCGGGATATGGCGGCAGCGCGGGCCGCTGAAGCTATCCGCATCGCTGCGGTGAAAGCCGATCTCGCTACACCGGCGGTGCGCACCCGGTCGATCGGCTGCCATCGCTGCGGCGGCAAGGGCTACCTGCCGGCGTACCAGCACATCAAGGGCGGCGAGTGCTTCGCCTGCAACACGCGATAATTTGAGCGCACCAAAGGAGCAACGACATGGCAAGAGCAAAGGCGAAACCGGGCTTGTCCCAACTGACCCCCGAGGAAGTGGCCTTCATGAAGGAGGACAAGCAGAGGGAACAAGCCTACGCAGAAGAGGCCAAGTACCGCAAGCTGATCAAGGAATTGCAGGCCATCGAGGTGAAGATCGGCTCACCGCGGGAGCCCGCGTATCTGACGGATGAGAACGAGGACCTCCAGAACGTCCCAAAGGGTTTGACAGAAAACCATCCCGATTTTTGGAAACACGCAAGAAGCTATGCGGAAACGAGCGCGGGCATTCGCGCGTCAGAGATGGGCCACAGCATCAACAAGCTGATCGGGCGCGACATCTACTGATGACTGACGCCAAACGCATTGCCAAACTGGAAGCCCAGGTCGAGGCGCTGCGCGCCCGCCTGGAAACCCGCACGACGCAGCTCACGCTCGTGTTGCTGCAGATCGTGGACCTGAAGGCCGAGCTCGCGCTCGTCCGCTCGCTGGAAGACTGGACCGAGGAATGAGCCTTGAGTTTTCCAGCAGCCCGGAAAACTCAAGGCCGGTTGCCGCCACGCAGCTCGCTGGGGTAGACTCGCGCGCATGGCTACACGAGGACGCCCCAAGGGCATAAGCAACTTTCCGAACAAGGCCGAGCTCAAGCTCGACGTTGCGGCCTGGATCGCGTCGAGCAAACCGCTGGCGCAATGGTGCGCACTGCCGGGGCACCCAAACCCCGTGACAATTGGCGAATGGCAGCGCGAAGACCCAGAGTTCGCTGTAGCGTACACGCGCGCACGGGATGCAGGCTACGAGATCATCGCGCAGGATTGCGTGAAACTGATCGATACTGAGCCGCTGGCGGTGCACGACGACCTGGGCAATAAGCGTTACGACCCGGGCAGTATCTCGTGGCGCAAGAATCAGACCGACGTCCGCCTGCGCCTGCTTGCCTGCTGGGACCCCAAGAAGTACGGCAGCCGACAGAACGTGACGGTGGACGACTCGAAGGTCGAGCACGTGGTGAGCTTCGACATATTCGGCGAGCTGCTGAAGAACATGGCGCTCAAGCGCCAATCAGAGGAATAACGGATGGATCCCCAGCACCTGATCGACATCGGCCTGGGGACCATGTCCGCGGTCACCGGATGGTTTGCCCGCGAGCTCTGGTCGGCGGTCAAAGAGCTCAAGGCCGACCTCGCCAAGTTGTCAGTGGAGCTGCCGAAGACTTACGTGACGCGCGACGACTACCGCTCCGACCTGAAAGAGATCAAGGAGATGCTCGGCAAGATCTTCGACCGGCTCGACGGCAAGGCCGACAAGTGACCCTCACCGAACAACTCCGGCGCGACGAGGGCACCGAGTCCTGCGCGTACCAGGATTCGCTCGGGTACTGGACGATCGGCGTCGGGCGCCTGATCGACGCGCGCAAGGGCGGCGGCCTGTCCAACGACGAGATCGACTACCTGCTCGACAACGACATCAAGGCTAAGACCGCCGAGGTCCTGCGAGCCCTGCCGTGGGCTGCGAGGCTCTCAGAGGCCCGTAGAGCCGTTTTGGTGAACATGGCCTTCCAGATGGGCACCAAGGGCCTGCTGGCCTTCCACAGGACCCTGGGCAGCGTTGAGGACGGCCAGTACGGCGATGCTGCGGTGGAGATGCTCAACAGCACCTGGGCGAAGCAGACGCCCGCCAGGGCGATGCGGCTCGCGACGCAGATGGAGACCGACAAGTGGCAGTAGATCCGCTGACCGCCGGCATCGAGCTCGCCACCGCGGCGATCGGCAAGATCTGGCCCGACAAGAGCGCAGCCGAGGCGGCGCAGCTCGCTGCCCAGGTGGCGATCGTCCAGGGCCAGCTCGACACCAACAGGGCCGAGGCCGCCAGCCCGAGCGCGTTCACTTCAGGTTGGCGCCCGGCGATCGGATGGGTCTGCGCTGCGGCGCTGGCCGGCCAGTACGTCGCGCGGCCCCTGCTGCAGTGGGCCGGCATCATGACCGGGCACGCATGGCCGGCGCTGCCGGGCATCGACAACAATCTCTGGGAGCTCATGCTCGGCATGCTCGGGCTCGGTGGCCTGCGCTCGCTGGAAAAAATTAAGGGCGCAGCGTAATGCTGGAGCTGCTCGAAGACCCGGCGGTCCTCAAGCAGTACTCGCAGCTCCCCGCGGCGCAGCGGGCCGCGTTCGACTGGCGCGCGCGCTGGCTCATGAAGGCGCACAAGCACCAGATCGAGCCGCCGGGCGACTGGTGGAGCATCTGGCTGATGTGCGCGGGGCGCGGCGCCGGCAAGACCCGGGCAGCCGCCGAGACCCTGGGCTGGTGGGCCTGGGAGCAGCCCAACACCCGCTGGCTGGTGTCGGCGCCCACGAGCTCCGACCTGCGCAGCACGTGCTACGAGGGCGACAGCGGCCTGCTAGCGGTCATCCCGCCGATACTGGTGGCGAAGTACAACAGCACGCTGCACGAGCTCACGCTGACCAACGGCACGTTGATCAAGGGCATACCGGCATCGGAGCCCGAGCGGTTCCGGGGTCCGCAGTTCCACGGCGCTTGGTGCTGCATCCCCGGCACGCAGATCATGCTACCGGACGGCGCAACCAAAGCCATCGAGGACATCCGCGCGGGCGATGCGGTCATGACCCGGCACGGGGCGCGAACGGTTTTGGTGGCCGGGCTGTCGGGCAACACCAATGAACTGGTAGCAATCGATTGTGGCGATACGAGCTTGACAGTCACCGCTGACCACCCTATCCTCGTTGCAGACCGGTGGATACCCGCCGGCGAGTTGCGACAAGGGGATGTGGTATGTCAAGTTACAAGTACATCGGGCGGCGGTACGCCCACCGGGTTGTCTACGAGCAGCACTTCGGGGCTATACCCGCTGGCTGGGTCGTGCACCACAAAGACGAGGACAAGGGGAACAACGACCCTGCCAATCTGGAAGCAATGCCCAAAGGGCAGCACCAACGACTGCACGCCACCGGGCGACCAACATCAGAGCTACAAAAAACTTTTGCAGCGGCGTCATTGGCCGCACTGCGCACGCCCAAGCCTGCAAGCTGCCGTCAATGCGGTGGGGGCTTCGTGTCGCATTCTGCCCGCGATGTTGGGCAATTTTGTTCGCGGGGTTGCCTTGAGGTATGGCGGCGCGACAAGTTCATCCCTGAGCAGCGGGCCTGCGATGTCTGCAAGGCCGAGTACACCGCCGTCAAGAGATTCCAGAGGTACTGCTGCAAAGCCTGCAACGGGAGGTCTAGGGTCAGAACGTATCGTACAAACCCCACTGGTGGTACGCCGCGTAGAACGCTTGCCGAATGCCCAGACGTACAGTCTGAAGGTGGCGAGGGATCCTGAGTTCATCGCCAACGGCATCGTGGTGCACAACTGCGACGAGCTCGCGGCCTGGGAGTACCTGCAGGAGTCCTGGGACATGATCCAGTTCGGCATCCGCCTGGGCACCCACACCAAGCTGATCGCGTCGACCACGCCCAAGCCCAAGGACGTGGTGATGGCGCTGATCGACCGCGACGGCGACGACGTGGCGGTCACGCGCGCGTCGACCTACGCGAACATCAAGAACCTCGCGCCATCGTTCCAGAAGCAGATCCTGCAGTACGAGGGCACGAAGCTGGGCCGCCAGGAGATCCACGCCGAGATCATCGACCCTGAAGAGGGCGGCATCGTCAAGCGGGACTGGTTCAAGCTCTGGCCGGCGGCCAAGCCCCTGCCCAAGTTCGAGTTCGTGCTGCAGAGCCTGGACTGCGCGACGAGCGAGAAGACGATCAACGACCCGACGGCGCACATCACGATCGGGATCTTCAAGCCCGAGGACGGCAGCATGTGCGCGCTGGTGGTCGACTGTTGGCAGGAGCATCTGCAGTACCCGGACTTGCGCCCCAAGGTGCTCGACGAGTACGAGACGGTGTACGGCGAGGGCAAGAACAAGAAGCGCGTCGACCTGCTGCTGGTGGAGGACAAGAGCGCCGGCATCAGCCTGATTCAGGACCTGCAGCGCGCCGGCGTGCCCGTGCAAGCCTACAATCCGGGCCGGGCCGACAAGATCCAGCGCCTGTCGATCGTGTCGAACATCATCAAGGCCGGGCGTGTCTGGGTGCCCGAGAGCAGCAACAAGCGCGGGTTCGTGCGTGACTGGGCCGAGGGCATGATCAGCCAGATCTGCAGCTTTCCCGAGGGCACGGCGCACGACGACTTCGTGGACGCAATGAGCCAGGGCCTGCGCTACCTGCGCGACGCCGGCTGGCTGACGATCGACTACCCCAAGGACTGGCTGGACGAGGACGACTACGCGGACGCCGACAAGACGAGCAGCAAGCGGCGGGGCAACCCGTACGATCAGTGAGGTCAACACCATGAAGGATTCACGCTATGCCACAAGCCAAGAAGGCCCTTTCTACCGCGTCCGCCCGCGAGCTGTTGAAGGCACTGGAGCGCGACTACAAAGCCTACGAGAAGAAGGTGGGGCGGATCCCGACAATGCACGCGGATCTGCACAACGCGCAGCTCCGAAACCACTTTCGGGCGAAGAGATCCGAGAGCTGATTCGCAGCAAGAACAACGTCGCGCATGAGGCGGCGGATCAGTACAGCCGGCAGTTCCTGGGCAAGCCCTACGCGCCGATGCCCAACACCGAGAGCTCGCTGCAGAAGCAGGGGCCGATCGGGCGCATCCAAACGCTGGCGCACTCAAATGACCCGGCCTACAAGGAGGCGGTGTTCGAGGCATACCGGCGCAAGATGCCCGAGGTGGTGGGTGATGCTCGGGACTACGACGATCTGCGCGCCAGGGCGTACCGGCAGCTCAACCATGAGACCAAGCTGCAGTTCGACTCGTTGCCGGTGAACATGAGTTTCCACCGGGCGGGCGAAGGCGATTACCGCACCAGCAAGGAGATGCTGCACGACGTGCACAACAATCGCCACCTGTCGGTGTTCCAGGGCGGTGACCCGCACGACATGATGTCGGACGTGGACCCCGAGACGGGGCTCAACAGCACCGAGCTGTTCCGGGCAGTGCACGACTTCTACGGGCACGCGGTGCACGGGCACGAGTTTGGCCCCAAGGGCGAAGAGGGCGCCTGGGCGGCGCATTCGGCCATGTACAGCCCGCTGGCAAACTTGGCGATGACCCCAGAGACCCGGGGCGCGAACAGCGTGGTGAACTACAGCCCGCTCAACGCCGAGCTCAAGCAAGGCGTGCGCAAGGCCACTGAGGCCGCGCACGAGGCCATGCGGCGAGGGCACCACGAGGAGGCCGAGAAGTTCCTGGCGCACAAGCGCGAGCTGTTGGGAGGGTTCCAATACGCCCCCAACAAAGGGTCCTTGCTGCCGCCAGAGTTTTTGAAGGGGGACTACAAAGGTGGTGTGCCGGGGTACTTGCGCGCGGCCATCAAGCCGGCGCATGGTGTCGAAGCCGAGCTGACGCACTTCAGCAACGATCCGGCGCTGACCCAAACGGACCCAACGCGGTACGGCACCGGCATCAAGGGCGCGGATGCGCCACGATTGGAAAGCCCTGCGGCGCAGCGCGATCGGACGTACTTCTACGCGGGCAGGCCGGAGCGTGGTGAGATGGGCCTGGGCGCCAATCGGTATCGCGCCACGGTACCGAACCTGTACGACGTGGCGGCGGACCCCGAGAAACTGCACCGGCTGGCGATCGAGCACAACGTCAACCCGGTGACCGCCAAGTACAACCCGGGCGTGGCCTACCCGCAGGAAGCCTTCACCGATCTCGAACGACTGGCGCACGAGTACGGGTACAGCGGCGTGCTCAACAAAAACTTGGGCATGCCGACAGCGGCGGTGTTCAAACCCACACAAGTCACCCGGTACGCACAAGGCGGACTGGCGCAGCTCAAGCGGTAGGCGACTCCGCTCCCCGACATCACCAAAGCCCAAGGAGGCGCTGTGAAACCTACCCTCGATCAAATGCGGCAAGCTATCGCCGCCCGCACAACGCCCCGATTTTCTGAGGGCGGCCCTGAAGACACGGCGCCAACCAAACAACAAAAAGACCGATGGGATTGGGTATACCGGACAAAGCCGGCAATGGTCAAGACGTACGGAGCATTGGCGCGTTCGCAGTTCAACGACCCCGGGCCGCAACGTCTGAGAAACACCCCGGCGGTGGTACAACAACGAATTACCAACGCCAATGAGTTTTTAGGCAAGCCCACCGAACCTTGGCAACCGCCGTCCGTTGAGAAGCAGGCTTTCGATCGTTCAGATATTCAGCAGGCCCTGGGGGGCTTTCCTGGGATAGAACAAAGCCGTTTCCCACGCGATGTTCCTCCGCGCGCCAATATCTCGCACGTACATGAAACGTACCTGAACCCGGTAAACCGTGCGCTGATTAAGAAGCAAATTGCGCGCGGCCTACCCCTGGGCGGCGAGACCTTCTACGCATCGCTGTACCCTGTCAAGTTGGCGGCCATGGAACGGGGTATCCCGGCGGAGAAATTCGATAGCTGGGTACACAGCATCGCGCCGGCATCCGCGCGCAACTCCATCATGAACGAGATGGCAGTAGGCCAAGCCATACGCGATGCCCATGCGCGAGGATCAGACTTGTCGTCGGAAAGTCTCAAGGCCGATCGCGAAGCATTTAAGGCCAAGCATGGCGTGGGGCTGCCCATGATGCCGACACACGAGACCGGCGTAGCGAATGTCCTGAAGAACAACATAAATTTGCGCGAGCACAGTCGCGCCAACATCCCCACCAACTACAAGATACCCACCTACGGCGCGCAGAAGGCAGGCGATTTTGCGCACTCATGGGTAGGCGACGTGCACGAAGCTGCCGGTGAAACGCTGGGCAGCCAATACCACCCGTACTTCAAAGAAGCGGGGGGCTTTGGCAACACTGAATACGGCGCGGCAGAAAAGCACATGCTCGACATTGCAAACGAGATGGGTATCCCGGGGGGCACGGCGCAAGCAGGGCGTTGGTTTGGTGGCGGTGAACTGACCGGGTTGCGATCGCCCCGGGGGGATGCGCTGGACTTGTTGGAGAAACAAGTCGCGTACACGTTGCACCATCAAGGCATAGCGCCCACACCCAAAGCAGTGCGGGAATATGTACTCAGCATGATTGACACAGGCCGGGGTCATTTGCTGCCGTGGTTCAAGAAAGCTGGCATGCCTGATTTGCGGGTAGTCAACAAGGCCGAGGGCGGTGCCATCACCCAGGACGAGATGCTGGCGCACACCACGCTGGGCAGGAAAATGCCCAACGTCAGGAACATCGGCGCGGACGAGGCGCCGGACATGAAGGTCAAGCAGTACATCTCGCCGGGTCCGGGCAAGGGCAACACCCTGCCCGCCGGTGGTGTTGACTTCCAGCCCGAGATGCCGGGGCACCAGCTCACGCAGGCAGCGCCCGCCGGCCCTGGTGGCCCTGACATGCCTGGGATGCCGGGAATGCCGGGAATGCCCCCAGGAGCCCCTGGGATGCCCCCAGGCGGCCCTGGCCCAGGCATGCCGGGTATGCCACCGCCGCTGCCCAGGAACCAGCCAGGGATGCCCACCGGCAAGCCCGCCGGCCTGGAGCCACCGAACATCCCGCCGCCCAAGCAGAAGCCCTCCGGTAGCAACATCCTGTCGATGACGCCGCAGGGTCAGGCGCTGGCCGCACTCGGGCCTATGCGCAAGAAACGCGGCGGTAAAGTTACACTCCCGCCATCGACCGAGCAAATGCGGCAGGCCCTGAGTGCACGACGCTCAAACTCGAAGGCATAGTATGAACAGAGATACCCGCGACGAAGACCTGGACGAGAATGACGACGGGTCGGTGGACGTAGACCTGCCGGACGATACCGCCGACATAATGGAAATGCCGGACGGCTCGGCTGTTGTCACCATGGAGACAGTCGGCCCCGAGGAGTCGCGCGACTTCTACGCCAACATGGCCGAGACGATGGAGACCTACGAGCTTGACCGGCTCGCCATGCGCTACATCGACTTGCTGGAGAAGGACAAGAATGCGCGTGAGGACCGGGACAAGCAGTACGAGGAGGGAATTCGGCGTACTGGCCTGGGCAAGGACGCACCCGGTGGTGCCAACTTCATGGGCGCCAGCCGCGCGGTGCACCCGATCATGGCCGAGGGCTGCGTGGACTTTGCATCACGCGCTATCAAGGAGATGTTTCCGCCTGACGGCCCTGTCAGAACCAAGATCATCGGCGAGGTCGATGACTTGAAGCAGCAGCGCGCCGAGCGCAAGCGGGACTTCCTGAACTGGCAGATCACCGAGCAGATCGAGGAGTTCCGGGACGAGCAAGAGCAGATGCTCACCCAGCTCCCGCTGGGCGGCTCGCAGTACATCAAGGTTTGGTACGACGAGCAACAGAAGCGCCCAACAATCGAGTTCCTGCCAATCGACCGGATCATCCTGCCGTTCGCCGCGTCCAACTTCTACGCGGCGCAGCGCGCTGCCGAGGTCCACGAGATCACCGAGTGGGAGTACAAGCGGCGCGTCAGCAACGGCATGTACATCGACGGGTTCTCGTTCACGTCGGCCATCGAGCCCGAGCAGACCAAGGCGCAGAAGGCCAACGACAAGATCGAGGGCAAGGCGTTCCAGGACAACGAGGACGGCCTGCGCAAGGTCTTCCACATCTACACCTACCTCGAATTCGACGACGACAAGCACAGCGGCGCCGAGATGGCCCCGTACATCATGATGGTGGACGAGCAGTCCAGCAAGGTGATCGGCCTGTACCGCAACTGGGAGGACGGCGACGACACGATGACCAAGCTCGACTGGATCGTCGAGTTCAAGTTCATCCCCTGGCGTGGTGCATTCGCAATCGGCCTGCCCCACCTGATCGGCGGGTTGTCGGCGGCGCTCACCGGCGCGCTGCGCGCGCTGCTCGACTCGGCGCACATCAACAACGCCGCGACGATGCTCAAGCTCAAGGGCGCCAAGCTCTCGGGCCAGACCCAGCAGGTCGAGGTCACCCAGGTCGCCGAGATTGAGGGCGCGCCGGGCGTGGACGACATCCGCAAGATCGCGATGCCCATGCCGTTCAACCCACCGTCACCGGTGCTCTTCCAGCTCCTGGGCTGGCTCAGTACCGCCGCCAAGGGGGTGGTGACCACCAGCGAAGAGAAGATCGCTGACATCACGTCCAACGCGCCGGTGGGCACCACCCAGGCGCTGATCGAGCAAGGCGCGGCGGTCTACTCGGCCATCCACGCCCGCCTGCACAAGTCGCAGGAGCGGCTGATCAAGATTCTGTGCCGGCTGAACCGGTGGCACTTCGACGAGATGCGCAAGGGCGACATCGTCGAGGACATGAACATCCAGCGCGATGACTTCAACCGCAACACCGACGTCATCCCCGTCAGCGACCCGCACATCTTCAGCGAGACGCAGCGCATGGCGCAGATGCAGTCGGTGCTGCAGCGGTCGGACAAGAACCCGGACCTGTACGACGCGAAGGCGGTGGAGGAGCGGTTCCTCAAGCAGCTCAAGATCCCCAACGTCAGCGAGCTCTTGCGCAACGTGCCGGCACCGGAGCAGCGCACCCTGGCGGACGAGAACGCGGCCATGTCGATCGGCCAGCCGGCGTACGCCTACCTGCAGCAGGACCACATCTCCCACATCCAGGGCCACCTGATGTTCGGCCTGGACCCGTCGTTCGGATCGAACCCGTTCATTGCGCCGCAGTTCACGCACAACGCGATCGAGCACATCAAGCAGCACATGACGCTCTGGTACCTGAACCGCATGAACGGCTACGTGGCAAACCTGCGCGGCGGCAGGCCGGTGGCGAACTACGACAACCCCAAGCTGACCGCAATCATCGACCAGCTCTACGCAAGCGTTGGGCAGCACGTCGCGCTCGACAGCAAGGAGGTCTTCTCGCAGATCCTGCCGCAGATCCAGCAGCTCCAGCAGGTCGCCCAGCAGTACGCACCCGCAGCAGTCCTGCCGCCCGATGCCCAGGTGGTCAAGGACACCTCGATGGCCGAGACCAAGCGCAAGGAGGCCAAGGACCAGCAGGACATGCAACTCGCCCAGGCCAAGCTGCAGTCGGACATGCAACGCGATCAGGCCGACACGCAGAACAAGGGCCAGCTCGAACAGGCCAAGGCCCAGGCCGACGTCCAGCGGGCCCAGGCTCAGATGCAGATTGAAATGCAGCGCGAGCAGGCCAAGGCCCAGGCCGACATGCAACGCGAGATGGCGCAGATCCAGGCCGACATGCAGCGCGAGCAGTTGCGCAGCGATACCCAGATCAAGATCGCCGAGATGCAACGTGAGGCGCAAATAGCGATTGAGAACGCTAAGATACTGCACCAAACAGTAGTAGCAACCCAACCCCAAGGAGTACCAAATGGCAACATCTGATCAAGAGCAGCAAAGTATCCTCGTGCCCATGCACAAGCGCATGGCGCAGGGCGCGAAACTCGACGGCACCAGCATGCAACCCAAGGGCGGCAGTAAAGCCCCGGCCAAACCCACCGGGGGCTTGAGCCACCTGAAGAAGCAGAAGTGATTGGTGCGCTGATCCATGTGATCAAGGACCGGCAGGCGGCGCTCCGCCTGTCGCTTGCGCAGGGCCACGCCCCTAATTTTGAAACCTACCAGCGCCTTGTCGGTGAATACCAGGGCCTGCAGTGGATGTTGGATGCGATTGACGCGAAACTCGCGGAGCAAGACGAATAAGGCCATCTGGCCCCAAGTGCGCTGAAATATGCGCTGTCAAAACGCACTGAAATATGTGCTTTGTGTGGAGTTTGTGTGGAAAACGTAGCAAAAATTCACCTTATCGAGGGTATTTCGAGGCCATCTGACGAGTCCGAGCTTGCTTGGTCTTTCCCAGACGTCGATCCGGGCCTTGCCCCGCTCGGCGGGCGCATTCTGGTGCAACTCAGGCGCACCAAGAAACAAAAAGGCCGCATTATCTTGGTCGAAGAGACCCGCGAGACCGA